CGTATGCAACTTAGGGCCTAAGCAGCGTCACCGATAAGAGTGATACGACGAGGGTCAATAGCCATAGCCGCAACGAGAAGGTCAAGAGACAAAGTTGTTTTCTTTGTGTCCATGTTGTAACCTTTGACAATGCGAATAGATACGCCATTGTTAGCGATTACCGCAGAAGCTTTATCCTCGGGTTTATCCAGAACCGGCATTGCTACACCAATTGAGTCGCTGTCAAACAACGCGCCCATAATAGTAACAGTCGTTCCTGCATTTGGGAATGTTACGGCAGCACCATCTTCGATGGGTTCAGTGACAGGGTCAACAACCGGAATAGTTGTAGCGCCTGTACTAACTGCTCCGTTTACACGAAGATACCGGCGGCAACCTGCGACTTTCATAAAAGAACCATCAGCGATAGCGACGGTAGTAGCAGCGACTTTAACAGTTTTTGCGCCAACAAGGTTGGCTCCACCGGAGTTGTCGGTAGTGGTTACTTCAGCGGACTGAGCCTGGGTTGCTTCCGGAACATTCATACTGGCTGCCCAGTTAAAGTTCATGACTTTGCCCATTTCCGCGTCTCTCAAAGTAGCTTCAGCATCAGAGCCACGATAATTCGAGCGGTTAAAATACTCAGCACCTAAGAGACGAGCTTCAAGAGTAGAGTTAACAAGTCCAAAACGGCCCATCGGATTCAACTGCTGATAATTAGCGGCTGACCGAGCAAGTGCCATATCAGCAGCTGTGTCCAGTACAGTCGAACTAGCGTATAGGCCCTGACCCTGAAGAATCTTCGTGCCAACGTAACCATCGACCTTCTCAGCAAGAGCATACGACGCAGGCTGAATAACCTGATCGGAGAAATTATCCAAGTCCATAGCAAGCTCAACAGCTGTCAAGTCAACGCTGACATCGAAATGTTTTTCGATGATCATCGGCCGAGACGTTTCACGAATATCTTGCTTATCGATATTTCCAGTGAACTCTTTTGCAACATACGCCGGACGAGTTTTGAAGTTTACTGACTGACCGACGGAATAACCGTTCTGGTTTTTGTTAAACTCAGACGTAACATCTTTGGCAGTTTTTGCAGTAATTACAAGTGAATCCTCAAGATGAATGAGAGCCTCGGCCGCGATAACACTGGGTTGTTCAAATACATTTGACATTCTAATCTCCTATAATCTAATTAAAAATAAAGGGCCTGCAAGATCAATAGTAATCTCACAAGCCCTCAGGTACTTGTTTGAATCGTCCCAGACGATTCCTTATTCAATTGTTAATCTAATAATAACATGAAACAACAAGGATGTACACAAGGATTTTGTTAAGGGTTAATTCCTTAACAAAATCCTTGCTAACTAATTATTTCGCTTTACGAAGCTTCCGATAAAGAGCCATGTCGCCAGATTTGAGCGCGGCGGAGAGTTTCTCATCAAGCTCTGCGCCTGATGAGCTACCCGAGATGTTGGCCGAATCTGACGACGGCCAGTAATGACGAGGTAATGTCTCAATCCAACGAGCAGTTGTGAGAATTTTATCCTCAATCTTAATCATATTACCTTCAGCGTCTCTTGCCTCGACCTCGCCGCCGCCACTTACTGAGAAGATTGGGCGGCCACGAGCGATGACATCGTCAAGAGCCTCAGCCAGTACACCCGCTTTGACAGCTGCTTTTCTCAAAGCTGCATCAATGCGAGTGTTATCCAACGCTGTTGCTAACGCACTGGATTTAAGCTTCTCTTCTTCAAGAGTCTGCTTAACTGTACCCAAATCATCTTCAAACTGAGTCCGAAGCTGGTCAGTCTTCTCAGCTAAGACCTCATCAAACTTACCATCTGCGATACGACGAACCATATCGTTTTTCTGGATCATATCCAGAGCTTCACGGGCCGCAGTTACATCAAGACCTTCAAACTCCTTCATCTTGTCCGTAACTGATCGCTTCTCCCCGATAAGCGTATCGATCTTTGCCTTAAGCTCAGCTGTCTGGTCTTCTACAGCTGAACCTGTTACGGTTTTAATATAATCCGCAAATCCTTCATCGTCCTTAAAATCTTCTGCCTTAAATTCCATTACTTATCTCCTAAAATAGTTGTACTGCTTTGGCCCTCAATGTTATCTTCTGAACTCTCTTCAACCTTCTCTTGTTCTCTAAACTTTATGGCCATATTGTGCCCCTCCTCAATCACTTGACCACGTCTAAGGTTATAGATATATGTCGCGTCGTCGATAGTACCGTTTATAAGACACTGACTAAGCGTCGCCAACTCTTGGTAGCTGAGTTGTGAGTCAATAAAATTCTTATCTAACTCGATGTTCCAATCATTGTCCTCAACACCCATCCACATCAGCGCCATCTCACAAGTTCTCACCATTAACTGCTCTGTTACCAGGGCTATATCGTGGAGTGTCGCGGTATCTGTTGAGTATCTCAACTTTACAATATTCTCACTCTCAGAACCTTTGGTACTAGTGTCCTGAATACGTGCGCTAAACATTGACATCTGCGCTTGTTTCTTGTCCAGAGCTTTAGACAACGCATCAAGACCTTGACCTAAAAACTCCAAGTAAAAGGCTTTACAATCAGAATTTGGTAACACAATAGCAGACGCACCTATTCTGACTTTACTAATGTCACTTATACCAGTCAGTACGGGTGTCGGCATAGCTACAAAGTGCAACCCATGCTCATAATCTGCACTCGATCTATAGTGACTTAAATTCAAATCTACAACATCAAGCACTGGACTCTTACGTGGTTCTAATGAAATCCCTCGAGTATTAATACAACAAAACGGGATAAATGTTATGTACCGACCTCGATACGTAGGAACCACAACATCGATCACATCGCCAACTATCTTAGTGACTTCGCACACCTTGTCAACATCCGGCAGCGAGCGCATCTCATATTTAATGACTGTCTCTACTTCTTCGGTGCCATCTTCGATATTTATTTCTTTGAGTGTCACACTGAGAGTCTCACCGTCCTTCGTTGTCCAATGCACGATGTCCTCTGTCCGATATAGTACTGGGACTATCTTGTCATTCTGAACATCGAGCATAACACCTACTCTACCCATCAGTAACGTCTCACCAACTGTGCTATAGAACAACTCATACATCGACATAAACGATTCTGTATCAGTCTCCAAATAGCTGAGCGCTTCAGGTAAGTTAATTACCGGCGCCTTCTTAAACATTAAACCCGTATTAGTACTGACGATGCGACTCGATAAATTCACAAAATTGGCTCTCATCTTAAATGATGCATACTCAGGGTCTGTCTGACCAGACAGCTTTGGCAGATACACTTCGCCTTGAGACTTTACTCTGTCCGATCCTTCCATCACGTCTCTTAGTCTTTTCCACTGTGTCACATACTTTGTATAAGACAAATGCTCATCATAACTCTTCATACCTATTTCACCTCGTTTTTTATATGGCATGGACTCGGCATTTCATCGAATCTCACAGCCTTAATTGTCTTCTTGCCTTCCAACAACGCTTTTGCCAGTCTATGTCGACCATCCATCACGTAACCGTCATTGTCCAGTATTATAGGGTACGACAAGTCGGCGTCTATCACTCGCTGCATATTACTCACAAAATCTCTCAACGTCGTAATATTTGGGCAAAGTCCGTGCAAACCAATTACTCTCGGATCGGCATCGATAACCACAAATGACTCAGACAACTTTACAAGTCTCGCAATACACCAAACTTTGTTATTGTCCTCAAACGTCTGGTTGCCTATATCTACCACTACACGCCCTCCAAGTCAACTACAACCGCCTCGCTCTCTTTATCCAACACGATATAACGAACCACATCATAGTCATGATCGGGCTGCGTAGTGTCGACGTCCTCGCCGGTCTTGTCGTCAAGCGACAATGCACTCATATGCTGAATAAGTCTAGGACAAGAGTCCATTATGTATAACCCAGGCTTCTCCTGCCTAAAATTTATCGCATTAAAGAGTAGTCTCCGTATCAACGCGACACCTAATATCCTCGACCCTGGTCGCTTATTACTCGGTGTAAAAATCACGCCATTGTCATTAAATATGCTCGATATGCTCGGCCCTTGCTCTTTGCTAAAAATCGCCGCATCAGCAGGTCCAGTATGTATCTCTCTACCTAGGTCTATCCGCGCCTTAGTCTTTATTTTGCCTGCTGTAACCGCCACCTCTTCCCTACAACCAATCTCGTCACCTGCATTATCACCATATATCTCCGCGTATATTATGACGCTGCCTTTCGGAGGACACCACTCATACTCGCTCTCACCTGTACTGATCATATAAAACAGCACAGAGTACGGAGCACTAAAACCATAGTCATACGCAACGCGCATGAGCCATGACCTCGATACCTCGACCCCCGCCTCAGCATCTCCAACTTTTTCTGTTAATACGTGGAATTCTCTCGTAAATGTTGGAAAAGCCGCACCTTCTGAACAACTCCAATCGCCTTCTAAATAAGCTTTGACAACTTCTGGGTCACCCATACCAAGGACTCTTACTCGGTATTGAGGGTCGTTTTCAGTGAGAGTAGGGTTATCATCTAATTTTGCAGGCACGTACATACGCATCATGCCTCCATCAGCTTCTGGTGCCTTGAACGGAACCATTGGTTTGCCAACGTCTACAAAGTTAGATTTGAAATATAGATGGGAAGAACCGCGAGGGTTAGTCGCGTAGACAATAAACGGCATCGCTTTTTTATAGTGATCGGGTACAATCAAGCTGCCAAGTCGCACTCTTGACCGGATGAATTTTATCATCTTTGGTGTGAATGTCGTACTTTCATCAAATAACGCTACATGAATCTCTGAGGATAGGTATCTGTCAAGGTCTTGCTCGTACTGAATATGATTCAGAACTATCACAGAACCATTGGACCACTCGATTGTGCTAGACGCTTTGTTTATAGTCACCAATTTATCTTTGATGAATTCGTCCAGAAGCACAGGAAACGATGTTGGTCCGCGCATATGAGTTGCAATCAAGTCTTTACCCACGCGTCTAAATAAATAGACGTTGCAACGAGGTATTTCCATAGCCATTATTATAGCCAAGGCACGGAGCATGTAGCTCTTGCCTCCACCCATAGCTCCGCCATAAAGAAGTTCGTTGGCTTTACCTTGGAGCAAGGCTTGTAGAACCTCCATTTGCTTATCGTGAAGTTCTATTTCCATTAGTCAATACCGAAGACTTCGTTGAGTACTGCGTCAGCGTCATCGTCAGTTAAGTCTTCGTCGATTTCAGCATCAAAACTGTCCTCTAATTGGTCTGGTTCAGGGGTAATATCTATCGGGAGAGGCTCTTCTTTATGCGCTTTAATCGATACTTTAAGTTGTCCGTGGTCATGCTTCACTTCACCATATACTTCCATTGATTTTAGCTGCGGGGCACAATAAGGCATGAGCGCTTTTGCTGCGTTCAATCTTATTTGGACATCTTCAGCTTCTTCTGCTATTTCTGCAAGAATCATCGCTGGATGAAAGTTAGGTCTCTTATCCTGTATTAAACTGAGTAATTTTTTATCCGCTTTTACGGGTTCAATATTTGACATTCTTCCTCGATTATTACTTAGGCCCATTAATACTACAACTATATACCAAGTGACTGACGATGTAAATGAGGATTTTGCGGGGGAGTTCTGAGTGACAAGGCTCTGTGTTGGAGGTAGTAGGGAGTCTGTGTTGGGTGTAGTAGTGAGTCTGTGTTAGGTGTAGTAGGGAGTCTGTGTTGGAGGTAGTAGGGAGTCTGTGTTGGAGGTAGTAGGGAGTCTGTGTTTATTACTTATGGCTCTGCGGCTCTGCGGCTCTGCGGCGGAGCGTTACGAAATGAATTCAGCAGGGTGCCACAGGGGACTTTTTCCGGTTGACCCGGTACGTGGGGCACAGGATATGGGTCGTTTAATGTAGAGGGCCCGGGTATATGAAGACTCGAATATATGAAGACTCGAATATATGAAGACTCGAATATATGAAGACTCGAATATATGAAGACTCGAATATATGAAGACTCGAATATA